TTCGAAAGACGCATCGCGAACCAGACGTTACATCACGACGGCGACCCGGTGCTGAGGTGGATGGCAGGCAACGTAGCGGCGGAGAGGGACAAGAGCGATAATATCCGGCCCAGCAAGTCCCGATCTGCAGACAAGATTGACGGCATCGTAGCAACCATCATGGCGATGGGAACCGCGATGGTTGACGGCGAAGTGGGCAGCGTTTACGAAGTCAAAGGGAGTCTAGGACTGTGAGCATCATTGCAGGGATTCGGCGAGGGCTGGCGAGCTGGATTGCACCGGAATCCCGGAGCATGTCGCAGCAGGTGGCAGATGCCTTGATGCCTCGTAGTTCGAGCGGCGTGGCGATCACAGAGGCGACGGCGTTGTCTGCCTCGGCGGTCTATGCTGCCGTCCGAGTGATTGCGGAGACTGTGGCCCAGCTTGAATGGGAGGTCTACGAACGGCAGAACAAATCAAATATCGAGAGGTACGATCACCCGCTGCGGCTGCTGTTGGACCAAGAGCCTAATAGCGAGATGACAGCGTTCTCGTGGCGTATGGCCATGATGACCAGTTTCTATCTCCACGGGAACATGGTCGCGGAGATCGAACGCAATCGGGGTGGGCGTCCCGTATCTCTCTGGTGGTTGCATCCGTCGCGAGTGTCTGTGCACCGCGATGGGATGGGGAAAATCTACTACTCTGTCTCCGATGAACACGGGCTGAACGCTGTTCGCCTAGAAGCCCAGAACGTCTATCACGTGCCTTTGATGGCGAGTGATGGCATTGTGGGTAAGGGACTCGTTCAGAGAGCCCGCGATTCATTCGGCCTAACGATCGGGATGGAGCAGTACAGCGGCAGCAGTTTTGCCAACGGGGCGAGACCCGGAGGGATCCTCAAGCACCCCGGCAAACTCACGCCAGCAGCCCGCAGCAACATCCGCGACGAATGGGACGCGATGCACAGGGGAGCCGACAAGGCGGGCAGGATCGCAGTTCTTCAAGAGGGCATGGAGTTTCAAGCCATGCAAATGAGCGCGGTCGATGCCCAGTTGTTGGAGCAACGGCAATTCCAGATTGCGGAGGTGGCCCGGTGGTTCAATATTCCCCCTCACCTGTTGCGTGACTTGTCGCGGGCGACGTTCGGCAACATCGAGCATCAATCGATTGAGTACAAGACCTACACGATCCGGCCCCTCGCGATTGCAATGCAGCAGGAGGCACACCGGAAACTGTTCTCCGCTGAGGAGAAGCCGACATACTTTACCGAGCTTGACCTCGATGACCTCTCACTCGCGGACCTCAAGAGCCGGTATGATGCCTACGCTGTGGCCCGGCAAAACGGGTGGATGAGTGCCAACGAGATCAGGGACCGCGAAGGAATGAATCCGATACCAAGCGAAGACGGCGACGCCTATCTGGTCAACGGGAACATGGTCCCGATTACTACCGCCATGACTGCGAGCCAGACGCCAGCGGTTGGAGCAACGAGCGTTGCACAGGCAGAGGTGGAGGATTCTCCAGACATGGAAGACGCCTTGCGGGGCATCTTGGAGAACGACCTTACCCGGCTGCTGAGCAAGGAGAGGAACGCGGCGACACGTGCAGCCAACAAGCCCGGCGAGTTCCTCGGGTGGCTGGACACGTTCTACACCGAGCATGCTGCCACACTGGAGCAGGCGATCGGCCCGACCGTGAGAGCGTTGGGGTTGCACCTGGGGCAGTCTCTCGATGCAGCGGACATCGTGCGGCGTCACGTCGAGCAGTCACGACAAGCCCTGTTGACGGCGTGCGAGGTGTCAGCCGACAAGCTGCCGGAAAGCGTCGAATCAGTTGTATCCCGGTGGGATGCACGGAGGGCGACCGAATTCGCCCGGGAGGTAGTGCGATGAGCGACCGAGAATATAGAGCGTGCGCGGAGATTGAGTTGCGGTCTGAGCCCGATGGCAAGGTGACGCTGAGAGGCTATGCGGCTGTCTTCAACTCGCTCTCTCAAGACCTCGGCGGGTTCGTCGAGATCATCCGGCCCGGTGCGTTTACCCGTTCACTGGCGAGTGGTGCTGACGTGCGGTTCCTCGTGAACCATGACGGCACGCCTCTGGCCCGCACAAAGTCCGGCACATTGCGACTGGCGGAGGATCAGCGGGGACTGAAGATGGAGGCAGACCTCGACCCGACCGACCCCGACGTTCAGGCGTTGGTGCCGAAGATCCGCAGGGGTGACATGGATCAGATGAGTTTCGGCTTTACCACGAAGTCGGACATCTGGCGGCAGGAAGGAGATCGGCAGATCCGCGAGCTGCACAACGTGGACCTGTTCGACGTGAGCGCGGTGACCTACCCGGCCTATCAGGCTACCGAGATGGCGTTGCGTTCTCTGGAGCGTGCCAAGGCTGCGGCGATGGCGGCAGGCGATCCACTGGCGGCGCACTTCGCCCGGCTGACACTGGCGGAGGAGCGAGCCAACGGGATCAGTACCAGGCCCTCGGCAGGCATGGCATCGGCTGCACGTGAGGGGCTGCGGCTGCACGAAGCTGGGCGATCAGGTGATGGACTCAAGCCGGAGACCGTGGCAAGGGCGAAGAAGATTTCCGCCCGCGAGTCGCTGACCGAAGACCATGTGATCGAGATGGCGGCGTGGTTCAAGCGGCACGCAACCGCGAGCAAGAGCCCCGGATGGGACAAGGCTGGCGAAGAGAAGCCGGGGTATGTCGCGTGGCAACTTTGGGGAGGTGATGCCGGTGCGTCATGGTCCGCGAGCAAAGCCGATCAGATCAAGGCGGCGAAAAAATGATGTTGACAAGCTGGGTTAGATCAGTACGATTTGATCCAGATTGATGCTGCCGAACGAAACAGCCCAGCCCGTTGGTATGGCGTGAAGTTCGCGAGACATCCGCAATTGCCGTTGCAGGCGTGGATTGTCAGCAGGTGTTCGCACTTGCCGACGGTTCACGCCTGATGTGTTATCTGGTGGTCGTCGGCCAAATCGGAGACGACAATTATGGACTTGCACAAGCTGGCCGATCAGGCCCGCGAGTTGCGTTCGGCCAAGCTGGCCGAAGCGGAAGGCGTGCTGGTGGCTGCGGCTACCGGCGGTGAAGGCGGGAAATCTCGGCCCCTCACGGACGACGAGACCCGCAAGTATGAAGCCCTCTTGGAAGAGGCTGCGAAGGCCGGTGCTGAGGAAGCCCGGTTCTCCAAGCTGATCGCCGAGAAAGCTGCACTGGCTGCCAGCGAAGGGCGACGGAGTGCTCCTACTCCCGCCCCTGGGATTGTGGCTCCAGCCCCCAAGCCGGAAGTCCGGTTGTTGCGGCGCAATGGTGCCTTGCGTTCCTTCCGTGGACCCGACGCACAGGACCGCGCCTACGCTGCCGGTCAATGGTGCTTGGCGATCCTCGGCGGTGATCAGCGGGCGGCCCAGTGGTGTTCGGACAACGGCATCGAGACTCGCGCCCTCTCGACGACCTCCAACAGCCTCGGCGGCTACCTTGTGCCGGAGCAGATGGAGAACGCGATCATCGACCTTCGCGAAGAGCGAGGCGTGGCCCGTCGCGTTCTGCGGATTCGTCCGATGGCCAGCGATACCCTGATCGTTCCTCGGCGTCAGTCTGGCGTGACGGCGTATTTCGTCAGCGAGAACTCCGAGATCACGGCCAGCGATAAGGGCTGGGATACTGTCAGTCTGACGGCCCGCAAGCTGGCGGTGCTGACCAAGTACTCCAGCGAGTTGAATGAGGATTCGGTGATTTCGATTGCCGACGACCTCGCGCAGGAAATCGCCTACGCATTCGCCGACAAGGAGGACGAGTGCCTCTTCAACGGTGATGGCACATCGACTTACGGCGGGATCGTCGGGCTGAAGAATGCCCTCGGCGATGGCAGCGAGGTGGCTGCAGCGACCGGGAATACCGCGTTCTCAACCCTCGACCTCGAAGATTTTGAGGCGATGGTCGGCAAGTTGCCTCAGTACGCTGTGAACGGTGCGCGGTGGTACATCTCCCGTGTGGGTTGGGCGAACTCGATGCTGCGTCTGGCCGAAGCGGCGGGCGGAAACACGGTGGCCCAGATCGCTGGTGGTGCTCCCCTGCAGTTCCTCGGGTTCCCCGTGGAGATCGTGCAGGTCATGAACTCCACGACCACGGCCCAGACCTCGACCGACGGGATTGCCTACCTCGGCAATCTCGATCTGGCGGCCTCGATGGGTTCGCGGCGTGGCATCTCTGTGGCGGTTGATGGATCGCGTTACTTCGAATACGACCAACTCGCCATCCGTGGGACCGAGCGGTTCGATATCAACGTGCATGAAAAGGGAACCAGCAGCGTTGCTGGCCCGGTGATCATGCTCAAGACCCCGGCTTCGTAAGGAGAGCCTACATGATCAATGCACAAAATACCAAGTGGGTGTCAGTGACTCCCCCGGCTGCCATCGTGGACAATGCCAGTCTGACCACTTCGGAAATCGATACCGCCGGTTACGACTACTGCGAGGTCTACGTTTACCTCGGGGCGACCGACATCGCGATGACGGCCCTGAAGATGCAGGAGTCCGACACCAGCGGCAGCGGTTTCGCCGATGTGACCGGTCTTGTCTATGGCACGTCTGCCGGGATCGCGGGAAGTACCTCGGCCCTCCCGACGGCGACCGACGACAACAAGTGTTTCAAGTTCGAGATCGATCTTCGCGGAAGGAAGCGGTATCTCGACCTGGTGGCGACTTGCGGCGATGGTGCTGCCGGAACCTATGCGACGGCGTTCGCGCTGCTGTCGCGGGCGAAGGACACGCCGGTCACTGCGACCGAACGGAACTTCGGCAACATTCTGCGGGTGCCTGCCTGATGCGGTTGATTCTCCTGCAGACATGGAAGGGATTCCGAGCAGGCAAGACGATCGATCCGCCTGATGGGGTGGGAAACCTCCTCGTCAGGCGGAAGATTGCCAAGCCCGCCCCGGAAGAAATCGAACAGGCGACAGCGGTGCCGCAGTACGAGCGGGCAGCACGTCGCCAGAACAGAGGGCGATAAGCCATGCCGTGGGACCGTGCTAAGCCGCTGGAGTCAATGCGGGGGGTTCGCTCTTCGCTGCGCGTGAGCGTGTCTCCGGCGGTTGAGCCGGTCAGCGTGGCGGAATTGAAAGAGCACGCGAGGATCGATCACGGCCACGAAGACGCACGTCTTGCGAGCCTGATCACGACGGCGCGGCTGATGGTCGAGAAAGACACACGGCGGAAACTGTGTACGCAGACCGTCATTCTCTCACTGGACTATCTGCCGTCCTACCTCGTGCCGGACATCCTGCCGATCCAGTCGATCAGCGGGATCACGTACTACGACGGGAACAACGCACTGCAGACGCTGGCATCGACGACATACGAAGCGGATTTGTACGCCGAGCCCGTGATCATTCGGCCCGCATTCGGCCAGACGTGGCCAACGACCTACGACAGGTTTGGGGCTGTCCTGGTGACGATGGTGGCTGGATACGGTGCAGCCAGTGCGGTGCCGGAAGACGCGAAACAGGCAATCCTGTTGCTGGCCAGTCACTGGGTTGAGAACCGGGAATCCGTGTTGACTGGCACAATCTCGAAGGAAATCGAGTTGTCTTACACGGCCCTCACTGATCGCCTGAAGTGGGGGAACTACGCATGAGGGCGGGTCATCTGTCACAGCGTGTTGAGGTCCAGCGACTGTCGGCTAGCGTCAACAGCGCTGGCCAGATCGACGAGACAACGGCGGGGAACTGGGTGACGTTCGCTGTTCGCTGGTGTCAGATGGTTACCCGTGGCAGTCGTGAATTCTTTCGCGGTGTTGAGGTCGCGGCGGACATCACACATCAGGTCACGATGCGAGCCGATCCGCAGAGCAAGGCGTTCACCGTCAAGCAGCGGCTGAAGATGGGGGATCGACTTTTCAACATCAGCGGCCCTCCTCTCGATGTGGACGAGGGTAGCGAGATGGTGCGGTTCCCTGCCGTGGAGGTGGCGCAGGATGGGTAGATACCGCGAATTTCTTGAGGCCGAAAGGAAAGCGGGCAGAGGGCGTGCACCGTCGCAGGCGGAGAAGATCGCCAAGCGACAAGCGAACGCCGTCAAAAGCTTGACCGGATTGAAGTCGGTTGTCTTCGAGTTCACCGGCGATAAAGAAATGATCCGCACACTTGGGAAGGTGCGTGATTCCGTTGCCAGAAAGGTGATGAAAAAGGCAGTCACCAAGGGAATCAGGGCAATTGCCAAGGAGATGAAAAACCATGTGCCGACTCAGTACAAATCGGCAAAGGTTCTCTTTGGTTCGCTTGTGTCTGTGGCAACCGGCGGCGTGTTGAAAGCAAGGGCCGGAAGTGCTGTCGGTGATGCCTCGAAAAAGAAAGCCAGACGTTCTAAGGGCGAAAACAAAAAGGGAGTGGGGATCAGTGCGGCCAACATTCACTGGCTGATTCTCGGAACGAAAGAACGGACCGTGAAGCGGACGCAGATGTATCGCGGCGGTCGATTGGTTCCCGTGACCAATTGGCCCACTGGCGAGATGCCTGCACTGATGAAAGACGTCGTGCGGCAGGGCTTCGCGTCGGGACAATCGAAAGCGGCTGAGATCATCCGGCGTGAACTAAAGGGCGAGCTAGCCCGGGTGGTGCCGAGTGGCAATTGAAATCGGACTCCGCACACTGCTGCTAGCGCAGGCATCAATCACGACGCTGGTCCCAGCCCAGACCGTCGGCGGAGTGGCGTTTGACGCGGTGTTCTTGGACAACCCGGCGGAGGGTGTGAAGCCCCCATACATCATCATCACGCAGACCGGGCACGATCCATACAAGCGACTCGACGGGACAGGCGGGACACTGCGGAAGACAGAGATTGACATCGACTGTTACGCCAGCAACCGACCGGCATCAATCACGCTGGCCGGTGCCGTGGAGACGTTTCTCCGCGACTACGTGGGGGCAGCGGGAGCAAGCGACACGATTAACGCGGTCCTCTGGGAAAATGCACGGGATGACACGATCTTGACCGGCGACGGGCGGGACCAGCGACATTACGTGCGGAGTCTTCAGTTCTCGATTCAGCACACTTAGGAGGTGTGAACAATGGCGATTGTGAAGTGCAAAGGCACGAAACTTCAGCACACGGTTTCCGCGAGCCTCGTGGATATCGCGCAGATCCTTTCCATCGAGCACAGCGGCAGCGGGTCCGAGACCTTCGACTCTACGACCCTCGACGGCGGCGTCTACAAGACCTTCGCGCCGACTGGCTACAGCAACCCCGGCCAGGTGTCTGCAGAAATCTTCTACGACCCGGCTCTTGCAGGGCATCAGGCAGTGACCGACCTGATCGCGACTCCCGCAACGAACGCGATGAAGATCATCTATGCCGACACGGCTGCAACGAATCAGGCGTTTACCTCGGCTGGGGTGGAGTTCGGGGCGACCGTCGCAATGGATGACGGCTTGAAAGCATCGCTCACCTACACGGTGACCGGTGACCCGGGGTGGCCTAGCTGATGCAAGCC